CTAAAAGATTGGCAAGGAAAACCTGCAACATATAAATCGAGCTGAGGGACTTCTTTATAATCTCTTGTAGTTATATCTTTATAAAACTTATCAGGTTTATTTAATTCCAAAAAACTTTTTTCTGCATATTTATCTATATCACAAGCAAATACATTGTGATGTGGTATACCTAATCTTTTTAAAGCTGCTTCAGGAGAGCCTATTCCACTAAAATCCGTTCCTACTTTTATCATGTTAGTTTGTTTTGTTTGTTCATAAAATCACCAAAGTATTCCTCTGCTAAACCTTTTTTATTTGGCTTGGCATTCCTCACCCATCTATTTGCTGCTAGTTTCCACTTTTTCATTGCGTTTCTGCCCACTTTCCACCCATTGCTTTCATAATACTCATAGAAATTAATTGCCTCGCTTAAATCAAAGGATTTAAATCTAAAATAATCTTGAACAATTTCTAGAGAAGATGGTTTACCATCTCTATTAATACTTGTATTATTAATACTTGTAGTATTATCCTTTAACTTATCTTCAATAGGGGTAGGCAACATTTCTTCAATACCCCCCTTAACTTTTCTTATAGGGGTATTTAACATTTCTTTAATAGGGGTAACAGATATAATTCTCTTATCAATCTGCTTAGAGTTTGGAAGATATTGCATCTGTACTTGTATGTACTTTTTATCAACTAACTGCTTAATCCATTTAGATATAGATGTGTTTGATACATTGTACAGGTTAGCAAAGTAACTATTAGATGCCCAGCACTTGCCTTTCTTATTTGATAGAGCAGTAATCTCTGAGTAGAGTAGCTTTGCGTTAGGTGTTAGGTCTTTGTCGTACCTAACTGATGCAGTAAGTATTGAATAATAATTTGGTTGTTCCATTGTTTTGTTTTTTCAAAGGTATAAAAAAAAGGGGAATGTCCCCCTCTTAATTAAAATGGTAAGTCTCCGTTATCTTGAGACTCTTCTGTTGTTGTAGTTTCTTCCAAGTTTACCTTCCAGCATCTTAGACTTACAAAATGCTTATCTTTCCACTCTCTACCTGAGATGTTAATGCTAAATGTATATGTGCTTCCTTCCTTTAGTTGATTAGCAAACTCGAATATACTTTTATTGATAAATTCTAAAGGAACTGTTGCATCATACTTGACACCTTCCTGTTCAACTAATACTTGTACTTTGCTGAACTTTTCAGAAAACTCTTCTAGCTTTCCAATCTTAATAACTTTACCTTTTAATTCCATAATTTTGAGATTTGTTTTTTTAATTTATCTGCGTTACTTCTAGTTAATTCATTTGTTAATTTAAGATCATTATGTCTTACCAATAGATTCTCATACTTTGTTTTTAAATTCATGTAGATGTCTATGTCAATTAATTTACCCTTCATCTTTATAAACTCGCCTGTGTTATCATCATGACAACTCATCAATTGGTCAAAGCTAATTCTGTAATAGTCATACATCTCCATATCTCTCTCATGACATTTAAACCAATGCATTGGACTTGTATGGTTTCCTTTAGCATCATGTGTTAGAAAATCAGCAATCTCTTGAAAATTCCATTTTCCTTCTCTTAGAACTCCTGTAACTAATTGCCTGGCTTCAACAACAAACCTTCTCCTATCTTTATCTCTAATTGTTTTTGAATCTGTCTTACATTGTTCTGCTGCTGCAAACAATATTGCTTCAGCTACTCCTCTACTTATCTTCATAGCATTCTTATAATTTTAATCAAAGATGTATTGCTTTCTTTTGATATAGTTTGTAATTGTTTAAACGTGTATTGTGATTCATTTAAGAATAGCTTTCTCAATGTTGGTTGAGTTACCCCTAAAACATCACAAGCCTTGTGCTTAGATTTAAAGGTCTTATGCAGTAGTTCTTGCAACTGCGTTTGTGGTATCCAAGTTCTCATTTGTTTTTATTTTTAGCTTTATCTTCGTATTCTATCACTTCGCAATGTTCTCCACAAGATTGACAAATATCTTGATTCTCCCAAACAGATGCACCACAACAATTTGATTCGCCTTGATTTAATATAATTCTGACCATCTTATTTTCTTTTAAAGTCTTCAGCCTCATCTTCTCCAAAGTGACCTAGTTCATAAAAGCCTGTCAATTTTAATACTGCTCTACTCATTGCTCTTTTTTCTGCCATTGCAACAGGATAAACATTTGATGTGTTGCTAGGAGATGATTCCCCAAATGTTTGAATGATTTGATCCCCACTCTTAGCAGTTGCTTTAATGATTATGCATTTGTTATCCCCTGAGTTATGTATCAGGTCGTAGTGTATCTCAATCTTGTTCTTTGCTTGTATCTTATCAATCCCACTTCGAGATATGATTGTGTAGAATTTGTGCTTAAATACATCGTCAGCAGTCAAGCCATTTTGCTTGTACAATTCATTTAGTTTTTTAGAATCCATCTTAATTTTGTTTAGTTGGTTTGTTTAAATATTCCCATTCTTTGATTGTGCAATCTTCAGGAGTTCGATTCCCACATTTCCACTCTTTAACATAATCACAATACTCATCATATTGAGCATTGATTTGCATTTCCAGCATTGAATCTCTGTCAAGTTGTTGTGGTCTTGATCCTAGTAATAGTCTTTTAATTAGTCCCATTGTTTTGTTTTTTAAATGTGTTTTTAAATGCTGTATTAAATGCTCTAAGATGTGAATAGGATTCTACAAGTAGTTTGCCTGTTGGAGTAAAATACTCTTGATGTGACATCTCATCAATGTGCTTTTTAATATCCTCTAGTATTTGATCTGTTGTTTCCATTGTTTTGTTTTTTGTAAATGTATTAATATTTTTCAATAAGGTCTAATAATTGGACAAGTTTCTGCTTTACCAAAATTACTCTTAGACATATCCTCATTGCATATCCTGTCTAGTTCGTCATCATCAAAAGCCTGAAAATCTGCTTTATCTCTATAGCTTAGTTTTTCGTATAACCAATTTGGAAAAATAAACCAATGGCTATTAGTAGATTCTTCAAACTTATATTCAGTATGCTTCTTAGATAAGAAAAGCATATTGCTTGAATACTTGCTATAAGTTAGTGCATAGGCTTTCTCTGTATCGCAATTCTTGATGTACTGATTGCTATCTGCTCTCAGCATTTTCTTATCGCTTAGTTTAATTACTTTCATAATTTCTAGTTATTAGGTAAACTATAATTTAAATTATCATCTTCAGTTAATGCTAAAAGAATGTCAAGGATTTTATTTGCTTGTGCATCATTGTTTGCATTTTGAAAAACAAAGTCAATAATTCTTGACATTGACCATCCATTTCTTAATTTAACTTCTGCTTCAATACTTAATTTGTAAAGTGTCATAATAGTAGTTGTTTAAGGTTACAGGTTAAAGGAGCATTACGCTCCTATTTTAATTTCATCTTTTTGTACTTGTACTAAATCCCAAATACCTCTCATAAAGATTCTATTTGCATCATCGCTAAAACCAATTATCTCTATAGATGTTACACTATGCTTAAGATATAAAGGATGGTCTACCATACAAGCTAAGGATTTAATAGTTGCTGTGTAGTTGTTGTTGAATTTGATGTAAGCCTCTTGAGTTGTCATAATTTCTAATTATTTAGTTATTTTGTTTTTGTATTCTACAAATATATATATTTTTCCTTTATAAAAAAACTTTTCACAAAGAATCTTTCAAAAAAAAAGAGCCTCATCTCTGAAGCCCTTACTGTTGGGGGGATTGTAATCTAAAAATAATGTGTTAACCTTGCCACTTGTCCTGTGTTAAACTCATGAATAAAAGCCTCAACTGCTTTTGGTGAGCCTGTGAACCCTTTTCTTGAATGCCATGAATCTGCTGAACTTGGACTTCTTAAATACTCCACAGTTACGCCAATAAAATCCTTTCCATCTCTCCATTTATGTTTTACTTTATGATGTATATGATGCAGATACCAATATCTGAACTTAGTTGATGCCCAATCTTCTGCTTTTTCTTGAGCCATAAGCAAAGGTAGGTTGTCCATCTTAGCACCATCGCCATGCTCTAAGCCTATTAAGTTGCCTCCCCACTTGTAATACTTCCTATGACTTACTGAAGCATCTACTGATACATCATCACAATTCCTAAACCAAGCCTTTAACGAATGTGCTAAATGAAACCCTGATTGATAGTCATGATTTGACATTGAATGCACACAATCTACAGGAGCAATCTCTCTAAGCATCTCAACGCATTTAACATATAGCTTCAATGCTATCTCATAATGCTCCCACCATTTGCCATCAGCATCTTGTGGAGTTCCTTTTGTGGTTGTGTTGTAAACATTATCTACATGAAGAACATCATTGCCAATACAGAACAATACTCTGTCAATATCAAAGCCTTTAGATTTATGTATTAAGCCTTGTACTCCGTTTATAACTCTTGTAACTGCAATAGGAATGTTGTAGTCCTCGCCTGTTTCCTCTTCATTAGCATACTTGCCTATATGAATGTCAGCAGGATTGATAACTAGAAGATGCCTACCAGGTTTGTGCTTAATCTTTTCATACTTTGGGGAATGCTCTGATATGAATTTGTGAACTTGCCCTAAGACATCGTTTTCATTAATCAGTTGCTCTTTGGTAACGATTGAAAATCTTGGTTCTCCCCCTGCGTTCTGCCAATGCTTAACACTTATAACATCTTTTTTAGGGATACCTCTCTCATCTAGGTATTGATCCAATACAGAATTGTGATTGATGTTGTCAACCCCCTTTGCCCTGTACTCCAATACTAGATTTAACTCTTCATCTGAAAGTCTAGGTCTATATTGTTTGCTCATGCTTTAGAGAATACTGTGAAACATAGTGGCAAGATAGCAATAAAACTTAATATAACATTAAACTCTGTCAACCCACTAGCTGCCATGTCTGAAACAGCAGCAGTAACTAGAAGACCACTAACTGACCTTTTAGCACTCCATTTCTTTTGTCTCTGCCCTTCCTTAAAGACTTCACTTATCTTTCCTAAAGAATTTGCTACTGCCTTTATTCCCATCTATTTGAGTTTGTCTTTAATAAAAAAGTTGATAAGATTATCTAGCTTGGCAAAGATAGCATTGTCTTTTTCTGTGGGAGTTAAGTTTACAATTACTTTAGCAAATGCCATAGCAGCTATAATTACTTCTCCCCAATTTGATGCAATAAATTCAATCATAATAAATATCTAAACAAATGAATAAAAATGGTAAATATAAATAATGACCTACGCCATCATTATGCTTTTGTGTATATACTCCTACGAGTATGCCTGTATAAAAACCTACATTGAGAACCCAACTCATTAATACATCCACATTACTTCTTGAGGGAGTTCCATATCACAATCTACATGAATGAAAGTCTTAGCAACTCCTATCCTTGTAAATCCTGCACCTATTAAAGCCTCTAACATGATAAGTCTTTTAAATGAACTATCACAAGCAATGTCAACTGCATTACCTCTTAAATGAGCAGAATTAGGTTTCCCTCCAGCATCTTTATTTTTAGATTTTGACCTCCATGTGCTTGTCAAATTAAAGGGAACATCTGCAACATCTCTTGCTTCTTCTAACATCTCTAAAAGTTTTGGACTCATCTTGTCAAAACAATTAACACCATCGCAGGTAAATTCTGATTCTTTAAAATATTTCATTTGTATATTTCTCTTTTTAGACCTTCAATCTCTAATTGTAGCAACTCTATATCTTTGACTATGTTATCGTATTTGTATTGAAATTCAATCTTTGAAATACTTGCTTCAGGTAATCTTTTTGCTTCATCAATATCCTTTTGCAGTACAATATACTCACCAATAAGTAATATCAATCCTGCTGCAACAGCAAAAAAAGTCTTAACACTAATTATAAAAGTCTGATCTTGTATTTCCTTAGTCATTACGCAATTTCTTTACGTTATATAATAGAGCAGTTACAAGAACTAAAACAGTAAGCACCTGTTCAATACCTATAAATGTAACACCTATAGCACTAAAATTAATGCTGTTAAATACTAAAGTATCAACTTTTGCGTTCATTGGTTTTAATTTTTGCTAAATATGTTTTTAGCTTTTTAATATTTTTAGCTTTTGGCTTGTACCCCATTAATCTATTTTGATGCCAGGATTATACGCATTACCTATCGGATCAATATCTGAATTTGAATTTGTAGAATACTCAGGAAATGAACTTGTCTTATATATTAAATAATCTATAATTCTCTGACCATAGAACTCAGCAGAATCCATCTGCTTTCTTATCAACCAATCAACATCATTCTTTGTTGCAGCAGTTCCGTTCTCACTATTCTTTTGAGTTATAGATCCGTTTGCAATTTTATACGATATAAATGGCAGAGCCTCAACAATAGCATAATGAACTAAAGCATCTTGAATATAATCATCTACAAGAGTCTTATACTCACCTGTTAATGATGCTCCATCTGTTCCCTTAATATCGTTCTCTAGCTTCTCATACAACTTTGTTCCTAAGATAGCTTGTAAATGCTTGTCTTGTGAAATCTTAACAAAAGGGAGTAGGTACTCCGTATCTATGTTGTAGTTAAGTGCAGTTGATGTTTTCAACCTGTCCTCTGATATGAATAAAACTGTTGCCATCTATTTATTTTTTAAACTTCCTCTTGATGGAGTTGTAATTGGAGCAACTGCCTCCTCTCCTTTCTGCTTTACATAAGGAGTATTACCAACTCTCTTTTCATTTGTCATTCCTTCATTTGGTAGGAATTTACCAGCAACTTGCTTTCTAAAGTAGATTCTTCTCATCCACCCATGATAGCAGTACACTCCACCCTTCCAAGTAAACAAATCGTATGTGCTTCGACCTTTAGGAGCAAACTGACCATTGACTCCATCTCTACCCATCTTCTTAATATCCTCGTATCTAAACTCAATGCCTGAACCTGCCATCATAATCATCTCAGTACAAAATGGTCTGCTAGGATTTTTAGCTTGTTTAGTTGTAGTCTTTGCATAAGCATACCTTACTTTATACAAACCCTTATCTCCCCATTTCGATTTGTCATCAGGATTTGCATCTCCTTGCTTTGGAGAACGATCAAAGTTTTTAAACTCTTTGTGAAAGTCAGGATTTGTTGTATCGACTAATTCCTCACTTAAAAGTTCATACTCATCTTCATCATTTATTTCTCCATAAATTTTTAACTGCTCAAGCAACTCCTCAGACTTTTTATCATCTAAAAATGGTCTATCATCTTTTGACAACTTAACTCCTGTTTCTTTTTCTCTAGTTTCTTCTGTCAAGTCATCAATATCTTCTGCAAACTCAATAGGTTGTAAAGTCTTAAAGTAAACATCTAAGTGAACCCCATTAACTGCAAGAACCTCATCAATAGCTGCTAATATCAAATTCTGCTTTGGCTTGATAACTGTGTTGTCAAACAACTGACTTGCTACTTTTATCTCTTCAGCATTATTTCCTAACCCTGTTTTGTCTTTAATACCAAACAACATAGGAGATGTTACCCTATGACCTATAAGAATTTTCTTTGTAGCTTCTTCAGATAAGAACTTATATTGCTCTGCTGCTTCTGAAATAGGTATTTGGTCTATGGTTGTAGCTTGTACTGCGTTATCATTGAATGATAAAACAAACTTCTTCCCATTTGTAGATGTAAATTTCTGTGTAATCTTTCTCTCAATAGCATCTTGCTCCTCTTTTGTTGGAGTACCATTGTTGAAGTTTACCATCATGCTAGGAGCAAACCCTTGTTGGATATTTGTTAAGTGATAGTTCCCTATTTCCTCATCTATCTCAGACCATTGAATAGAACCTTGATAGTCTACAGGAGAAAAGTAAAAGAATCCAGGCGAATAAGGATGCATAATAAGTATTTGAGTATCACTTGACTTTCTTGTGCCATCAAATGCATCGTATCTTATTGGCTTATACTTGTCTTTTCTAAATTGCATCCAATCATCAGAGTAATAATAACCTTGTATTTCCCCATCAATTGCTTTTTCAGGTCTTAAATTCTGTATTGGTATATGCTTTGCCTTCTTTATTTCTGTCTTTCCTTTGTTCCAAACAACACAAAAACAAGCCTGCCCCATTAACTTTAAATCAAGGGACACTTTTCTTACATCTTCATCTCTAAATATGAGTTGCATTTTAGCGTAGTCTAAAGGCTTTTTATCTGCGTTAGTAGCATCTAACCCTTGACCATAAATCATCTCTCCTATACCTGTTATAATGGCGTTATTTACAGCACTACCATTAAACCTGTCAATAAGGAATTGATAGTAGTTATTATCTCTGCCATATTCAACCCATTCCCTTGCAGGATTCTCCTCAATCTTGGGAGTTGTATAGGATGCCATGTTTACTAAATTAATCATATCTTATTCTTTAAAATAAACGTAATTTCTTGCAGTTGGATTTGCATACTGAGTATATGTAACCTCACTAGCTTTATCTACTATCATTGTACCTTGCCATCTTAATCCTAAAACAACTGCATTAGTAGGATCAACATTTGTGTTGTTTGTTTGCTCATAAACAACAATGTTATAAAAAGAATTACCTTTTAAATCAGGAAATTGTGATCCATAGGTTCTTATTGCAAAAGTAATTGCTCTTTCATTTGCTAGTGCTAGACTTATTACTTTGTAAGTAGCAACTCTAGTTTGGTCATTTATCACACCTATTAAGAAAAAATTGGACACAGGATTTGTGCATTGATTGTATATGTTCAATGACAAATTATTAATTGCGTTATCTGCCCAATGCTCCATTTATTTCTTCTTCTTTTTCTTTAATGTCGAATGAACCTCACAATCTCTCTTCTTAGCATACCATTCAGCAAACTGCTTTGCATCTTCATCACTATTAAAGTATTTTGTAATAGTAATATTATCTCCATTAACATGAGTAACTTTGTAAGTAAATGAGTTTTTCAATTTTATTTTGTCTAAATAAATCATATTTCATCTATTGCATTATCACTAATAAACTTTGATGCTTCTGTTGCACTCATTAAGCTATTTTTAGGATACGCCAAGCCTTCTCCTAATTTAACTAAAGCACTTGTTTCTCCTTGCTTCCAGCTCACCTCTAATTCTACGATGTAATAGTTAGCACTACCTATTTTAATCACAGGAACTGCACCAAACTTTCGTAAATTGTAAGCACCTAATTCTTTAAAGGTAGGATGTAGTGTTTCTACAAACTCACCTTCTTCATCGTAAGATGGTATTCCATATGTTGCAACTAATTCAGTAGGAATCTTTGCGTTGTAAGTTGTTGTGTTAAGACACATATATACATTTCCTCTCATAGTAATTAATTTGTATGTGCAGATTCTCCTGCTTTATAATTTTGTAATATTTCGTCTGCTGATAATGCTCTGTCGTATATCTTAACATCATCTATTCTTTCTGAGTAAGGCGTTCCGTTAGCTTCATTATATCTACCTATATCTAATGTATTAGAATTGTTAGGTATTGAGCCTGTAACTGAAGTTGTTGTAGATAGCACACCATTTATGTAAGTTTTAATATTAGAACCATCATAAGTACCTGCTATGTTTACCCAACCTGATGTAGGTATAGTGTGACTTGTCCCTAAATTTCCACCTATATAAAATCTAAAGTTTGATGTTAATTTATATAACATATAATCTTTTGGAGATGGATTCTTCCATTTAGCAACCAAACCTCTATCAGTTTCTGTGTTAGATTGAATCCAACATTGTACAGTTATTTCAGTTGTTGGATTTATAGAAGCATCATCAGCCACCTCAGCATAACCACTTCCTGTCAGATTAAGTGAGTTTAATCTATTTCGAACTGCGTTACCTAAAATATCTTGGGCAGAGTTTGTTGGACTAGGTGGTAAAAACACACTTGAACCATTTGACCAATTTATCATTCCTAATTGTAAGATACTAGATTGAGAATCTACATAAGTTGCTCCATTGATAACACCTGCTGAAATTTCTTTTACTGATACGTTGTCTATTGATAATATAGCACCCCCATTATCACTTTGTATGCCAAAAACATTAGAACCACCACCTGTAATATAAGCAGTAAAAGTATCTTCGGAATTATAAGAATTTACAACAGCACCTCCAATATTTAAATGTACTGCTCCACTTGTATAACTATCTATTGTAAATACAACTTTATATTGTTTGCCTGATGTTAATAAATTATTCCTATAAATACCATAATTTACTAAAGTAGTATTAAAATTAGCTTTACCATTAGATATTTCTACTTCAGGTGTTTCAACTGTCCACCAAGTATTACTAGAAAAATCTCCATTAATAACTAACTCACTACCTGGTGCAGTTGCATTATCAAAAGCAAAAGAACCACTACCCTCAGTCAACGCCCACCAAGCCTTTAGATTAGACACAGATACACTCGATACAAGTTCATTAGGACTAGCGTAATCGTT